GACGAAATAGCTTGGCAGTCTCTTTCCACCCTTCGGGGAAATCCTCGACGCCAACCCACTTCCCGGCCGATTGGTTTTCGTTGCCGGCCCCGCTGGTGCCGCTCAGGGTGTGACGGAATCCCTACTCCGCCGGCTGCATCGTCTCCGGCAGCTTCCCGCGGCGAACCGCGATCTCGAGCACTTGGCGTACATTGGCCCCGCCCCACCTATCAGGGTTCGCCTCGGCGTACACCGACAACGGGCTCAACCAGACCGACCCGTATTCGGCCGACTCTCGGTAGCGGTATCCCTCTCGTGGCCCGCCGTGGTAGAGAACGCCACGAGCGCGATTGCGGGCCGCCTCCATATTGGCTCGCAAGCTGTGGCAGGTGCACTCGTGAGTCCCTCGCCGTCCGCCGCCCGCACCCTGGTCGGTGTAGCGGTCGATGAAGTTCATCGCCCACACGCCGGCGGAATCCTTCTCGCGGGCAAACTCAACCCAGTGCTTGGGCTCGATCCACAGGGCATCGGGGAACTCGCGGGCCGTCGATCCGCACACGTCGCGAAGTGCGTCGTCCGTATCCTCCGCGGCGAGGTTGTCTGGGTAGCCGTCGTGTTCAGCCGGGAACACGTCGATCAGCTTCGGGTCGATCTTCATGGAACCGCCCTCACGATCGCCTCGGCATCCTCGGGGGCCGGCGTCACCGAGAGCACCGTCGTCCCCGACAGCACAACCAAGGCCGGCAGGCCCGACGCCGTGGCGGCAGCCAACGCCTCCCGATACTGCTCGGGAACGTCACCGGTGCCGTCCGTGGTGTCCGCCTCATAGAGACTTGCCACGATGCCCCGCTCCCGGTTGATTCGGTTGAGCCCTACCGTCACGCCAACCGGGATCGCGGACTGATCCTTCTCGTAGACATAGACGACGCTGCTCGGCAACTCCGGCGTCGCCACGATAGGCACCGGCCACCGAATCCACGACACGTCGGGGATTCCGAAGACCAGCACCAACCCAGCGGCGAGGAGGACAAACGGCTTCACGCCTCCGCCTCCGGCTTGAGAAGCTCGGCGTGCAGCTTCAAGGCGATCTCGACGGCGGGCGTCTTGTTCTGCGACCGCAGCCTGGTGGCGAGGTCCGACACGATCCGCACGTCGTCGGTTGGGATGGCGGCGGAGCCGGCAGGAAGCACCGCCCGCACCCGCTGGGCGAGCAGGTACAGGGCATAGACAACGACGGCGATTCCCACGGCTGTCTGAACGTAAGTCTGGATCACGGACGGCTACTCCTTGGGCATGGAATCCACAATCTTGTCGCCAACCACGACCGCCTCGCGGACGAGGTCGATCCCCTCCGGCGTCCTCACGACCGCGGCGAACTTCACCGCCAGCCGCTCGAGGAATGGCAACTTCACCTTCTCGGAAACCCACTCCACCATGTCGCCGAGGATCACCGCCCGTTCCCGGGCATCGAGCGTTGCCGACAGCCGACGCAGGTAGCCGAGGATCGGGGACCACTCGTGGAGCGTCCGCAACTCGGATAGCGTCGGGATCGGCATAGTCACGCCTTGCGGACGGTGGGCAGGATGTATTCCACGGCACCGCCCGCCATCGCCAGGATGAGCGTGCGAACCGCCGGGCGGACAATCAGCCACACCGGCCAGACGACGACCGGGATTGCCTTGTCGGCGAGGGCATCAAACAGCATCCCCACGGCGTCGACGGCCGCAGCCTTTTTCTCCGCCCCCGTCATGCTCTTGACGGTGTCGAGCGACGACACGACCAGCCGCAGCAGGTCGAGGGCAAGCTGGGTGAACTCGCCCCAGGTGATACCGCCCACGGCCGCGGCCTTCGCCGCAGCCACGAAAACGGCGATCTTGTCGAGCGCGTTTCTCTGCTCGTCGGCCGCCGCCACGACATCCGAAATACTGCCGGTCATGTGTAGCTCCCCACGCCAACGGCGGTCACGTCCACGGTGTAGGTGCCGGCCACGCTCGACGAGAACGACAGCGTCCCGCCCGTGATGCCGGAGTTGTAGTCGGCGAGGTGGAACTGCCCGCCGAGGCCAACCCGGACGCCGGAGATTCCCGGGTGCGTCATGGTGAGGAACCCGCCCGTCGGGCCGGTGTTCACTTGGACGAGCAGTTCCCGCACGGTTGAGACGTTGGCGGTCTGCGTGGTGCCGAGGACCGAGCCCGTGATGCCGGTGATCGACAGACTGAAACCGGCCTGCGTCCCGGTGATCGTCTTAGTCGCGGCGACGTTTGCCTGGCCCACTCCGGTCCCGTCGGAGATTGCCCGCGAGGACCGCTCCTCTCCGGTGGCGGAGTAGGAGGCGACGGACTGCGGATCGGACAGCGACCAGGCGAGCCGGGTGGTGCCGGCTACGGTGAGAGTCGTGGGCATTAGCGGTTCCCTTCATCTAGGAGCCTCTTCACCTCTGTCAGCGTCATGCCGCTGCGGATGGCGAGGTATTCGAGGTAGGTCATTTTGTTTGACGTGATCGAGCCGATGCCGACCCGGCGAGTGGGCTGGTAGTGCAGGTGCGTGCCGCCTTCGTTCGGTGCAGCGAGCGGCTCGCGCCCGCGGCGAGTCGTCCTAAACAGCCACTCTCTCGCCTCTCCGGCCACGGTCTGCCCTCTCCCCTCTATTGTACGTTTGTTCAGGTGCCGGGGCTGCGGGTGCAGAACTCGAGGTATGCCGCCTGTACGTAGGCACGCAAAGACTCGATAGGTCCGTCGTTGAGGATTCGCCGGTCGCAATCCTCGGCACGGATCGCCTTGTCGCTGCTATGGTTCGTGACCATTACGTTTCCCGGTCGCGTCACCCACCACACTTCCCCGCCCCGATCGCGAATCGCCTTGATTTCGTTCGGGAACCTCGTGCCGCAGATTGCGAACGTCCCACCAACCCCATCCGCGGAAAGCCTGTCGATCCGCTCCATCGTCAGACGCACCCACAGGTCTTCGTGGATGAGGTTTCGGCCCCACTCTGTGCCGAGCGTCCGCAGCATGTGCCGTATGCTTTCCTTCTGAGAACGATCGCGAAGCGTCTGCTCGTCAACGTCGAACATGGCAGCCAACGCCCGATAGATCGGGTCCGCCCACTGGAGGTGGGTCGCGTCGGGGATCATCGAAGCCGCCAGCGTCTTTCCGGCCCCGATAAAGCCGGCGACTCCGATGATTCGCAGCGGCTTCGGATTACTAGGTCGCCCCTCGAGCATCCGAATCAACTCCTCTCGTTCAATGATGAGCCTGCGAACGTGTGCGGCCATCGACCCTATGGTGCCGGTCCACTGCCCCTGATAACGGCGTGCGTCCCGGTTTGCTTGTGCGATGTAGTCGTCTGGGAGGAGGGTCACTTCGCCCCCCCGACGTATTCCATGTGCATCTCGTGCAGCCCGCCACGATGCGAATAGACCCACTCCTGCATCGCCCGCTCGGCACCGACGAAGCCCATATCGACGTGCCATGAATCGGGCGGAACGATGGTCGGAGCCGTCCGAACGATCACGCCGTCGATCGTCCCCACCTCGGCGGATTGGTTGTGCAGATGGCCGACGTGCCACTCGCGATGCCGGCACTGCGACCACAAGGCTGCGGCCTCGATCGCCATCAGCCCCGGCAGCTTCTTCCTCGCCTTGTCGCCGTGGGTGATGCCAACCAGGTTTCCGCCGTGGGTCAAATACTTCCGGGACGTGAACTCGGTGTTGACCACCACACGCTTATCGTCCCGATACCGCTCGGCGAATATCTTCTGGAGAGCCCACGCCATCGCGGTGTCGTGGTTGCCGGGGACGAACACAACATCAGTCGGCACCGAATCTGCCGACAACTCAACCACCCCGGCGATCGACGCCACCGCCAGTTCGATCGTCTTCTGCAGGCGGGAGTCGCGGTCGATGTAGGTGCCGCCGGTGGTCGTGCCGGAGATCGTGTCGAAGTGCAGGGTGTCCCCAGCCAGCACGATCGTCCGCCGGTAGGCGTCACCGCTCCGTCCGATCAGCCTGCCCGCAGTCTCGCCAACCAGTTCAGCGGCGATCGACAGGTCGTAGTCGCTGCCCGTGGTGTGCCGCCAAGATCGGCCACCGAAATGCAG